ATCTTTGAATCGTTTATACATTGCATAGCCAAAGCCATTCTAGGAAACTCGGCTTCTCTAGAGACCGGTCTCGCTCCATGTAATATATTCGCTTTAAATAATACAAACTTTCCGGGAGTAGGGGCAAACGACTTATATATTTCATTATCTTTAACTAGTGCGAACTCTCCGCCCCAGTTAAGATCCCAGTACTCGTTTAGAAATAGCAGAGCAGTCCAGCATCTGCTATCCTCAGTGTCTGTATGTAACCAAGAGCTATCTCCGTGGTTGTACACATTTAATAAGAGTCTCTCTGGCTTTAGGGACAGGCCCTCCTCCTTAAAAGACTCATTTAAGCACTCAAATATTTTCTTGTACAGACCCTCATAGTCGGGCGCGTAACACCAGTGCCTATATGGCTCCTTCGGCGCACCAGTCCAGCCTGTGTGCGAAAATTGTGCTGTGGCGAGAATTTCTTCTCGCCACGCTTTCATGGTATTTAAAGGAATCTCATTCCTATACTCATACCAGTCCGTATTGCTTTTCAAACTTTCCGAATGAATAGTCATCGCCTACCTCAAAGTCACAACCGATAGCGCATCCTGGGATAGATAGTCCGCGATCAGTCTTGATGAAACCTTCTAGATCTTCAATGTACTTATCGACCTCATTCTCTGGCACTTCTGCTAGGATGGAGTCGTGTACGAGTGCGAAGATTCGAGCCTTCATTCCGGTTTTCTTAATATGCTGTTGCATTTCGATACCAGCAAGTAGGTTGACATCACTAGCTGGTGACTGAACTAGGAAGTTCAATCCCGATCGCACGGCGTGTGACTTAATGCCACCATCAGTAGACAGTACATTAGGAAGACGACGCTTGCGACCAAAGTAAGAGTAAGTGTATCCATTCTTGGCAATAAACTCCTGATTAGTAGTCAGCCACTCTTTTAGCTTTCGGAACTGCTTAAAGTATGACTTAATAGCCTCTTGCGCGTCCTCAATGCTGAAATAGTAGTCCATGTTATTAGCCTTGGCTTCTTTATTAACGGTCTCACTAACCTTAGCAGGTCCAGAGCCATAAAGAATACCGAAGGTAATAGCCTTAGCAGCCTGACGAAGCAGGGGATGCAAGGCCTTCACTTCCGCAACTGGACAGTCTAGTCCGAATACTTTCTTAGCCATCGTAGAGTGGAAGTCTCCACCACTCTTAAATACACCCATAAGCTCCTTATCGCCGGATAGAACCGCTACGATATAGACCTCGGCTGTAGTCAAGTCGACTGCTACGATCTTGTGTCCTGGCGATGCCTTGATACTACCCTTGACAGCTGGGTTATCACGAGGAAGCTGCTGAAGGTTAAGCTTGCCAGAAGAACTGAGCCGCCCACTAGTAGTACCATGGATGTTAAAATTAGTACGTAGGCGACCGTCACGATCAAGTTGTGGAATAATTTTATCAAGATACGTATTCTTAATTTTGCTCTTTTGACGAATATTCAAAATGAGCGCTGGGATAGGATGCTGCTCGGCTAATTCTTGTAGAACTTCTGCGTCCGTTGAATTAGCACCCGTGCTAGTTTTTTTGCCAACAGGTTGCAAGCCAATGTAATCGAATAAGAAACTACGAAGCTGCATAACGCTGTTTGGGTTAAACGGCTTTCCTTGGGCTTCTTCAAACTCACGTACTTTAGGCTCCTTATACAATTCTTCGATTGACTCATCAATGCTTTTCTGCATCTCGGACTGAGCAAACTTTAGTCGATCAATATCGAATGGAACGCCGTTGTCCTGCACTTCGATTAAGAAAGTAGATGCTGGGATAAGAATACCGTTGTATACCTGATTCAGCTTCTTATTCTTAGTGACAGCAGGCTTGAGCTTAGCGTAAATCAAGAAAGTTACCACAGCGTCGATAGCTGCGTAAGTCTTGATGATTTCAAATGGAATGAGGTCGAAAGTAAAGTCTTCCTTCAAGCATCCAGTCTTTTTACGATATTCATCAATCCAGTCATACATTGGCTGTTCGTAATCACCATAGTCAGTAAGCTGTAGCGCTAGCTGCTTTAGACCATGAGTGCCTGGATTCTCGTCGATACAGTAGTGTAGAAGCATAGTATCTTCATACACAGGGAAATTCCAGCCAAAGTGATACTTCATGAAGGCCAAGTCGAACTTGGCATTGTGAAATACTACAGTTTTCTTATTGAATAGCTCTTGGAATAATTCTGACGCTTCGTCATCAATACAGTCGGAGTCAATATATGCTCCGTGGTCTCGCTCATAACAAAGGCTTACGCCAAGCACATATCCATCGCGCGGATATAGTGCAGTAGTTTCAGAGTCAAGACCGATAAAAGGGTTAGGGCTATCAATTGCAGCACGAAGAAAACGCTTTAGATGCTCTGAGTCTGTAATTCCATAAATTTTATCTGTAGAATACTTTACGACTCGCTTCGTACCAGTTACATAGCCAATGATATTATCTCGTGATTCTTCCCAAAGACGAGCAGACTCAGGTTTAAAAGATACCATAGCTGGATTGATAACAGGTAGAAACTTATCTTCTACGATCTTACCACTATAGTCAGTTACAGAAGCGTTCTTAGTGTAATACTTACACGCATCGGCACCAACCAAGATAACCCACTCATAGTTATCTGGATTAAACTCAATATCTACGTTCTTCTTGAGAACTTTTTTAATAGAAGGATCGGAACATAGGTAATACCTATCAAACTCGAACGCTTCTTTGAAACTAGTGTGAAAGTCTGTGCGACTTGGTTTAGTTTCAATAATTGCTACATTAGCCACCGTATAGGGTCTCCTTTAATTTGATCACTTGTAAGGCTGTCAATTCACCTGGATCTTTGATTTTTCCGAATGTAATATTGCGAGAAGTTAATTCGTTATGTTCCAGTAGTTCTTTTAGTTTTTCAGAGCCATTTTGCCCTGCTTCATCATTATCGAAGAATATATCTATACCAGAAACGCCTTGGATTTTCAAGATATTTATTTTGTCTGTTGTTACCTTATTGACTCCGAATGCACATACAGCATTGGTTAAGCCCTTGTCATGAAGATTAATCATATCCATGATACCTTCTACTAGGATTATTCGTCCTTGAATTGGCTTAACAATTGGAAACAGTGGTAACTTTGACCCTGCTGGATGAAATAGATACTTAGGATCAATTTGACCTTGGTGTCTACCGCAGAACGCAATAATTTTATTTGTAATGCTGCGAACAGGGAAAACTACTCTGCCAATAAACTCAGCATTACTGTGTTGAAAGGCTTCGAACTTCATAAATGTAGAAGCTGAAATACCCCTCCAATCTTGATTAAATGGTATAGCATTGTCTGGAATACTAAGTCCAGAAGTTTCTATCAGCTTATCAGAGATTACGCTTTTTAGTCTCTCTCGCCTAATCTGTAGCCAATCTGGTTTCTCACCGAAGTGATTAAATAAGTTACCAGAGTAACCACAAGACAGGCAATTGAAGATGCCAGTAGTCTTATCAATTCTAAGACTAGGGTTTCTATCTTCATGATCTGGGTTAAGACACCTAATAAGATAATCTTTACCGCTAGGTCGGAACTCTATGCCTCTAGCTATTAAAAGTTCATCAACAATCATTTGCCTGCCTCATGTTAAAACGGAGGAGGACCATCATAGATACCGTCCATAATAGGTTTAGTATCTTCATCCTCCCGTGGTATTTTCTTCTTCTTGAAACTTGACTTCTTAGGTGTTTCATCCTCTGATTCTACAATAATCTCCATACCATTTTCAGGTCCGATAGTTAGTGTACTCCAATCAGTCTTAGAAGTAAAGTTAACCTTAGCATCGCCTCGCATCTTAGTACAGGTAAACTGTACAGAGTCAGGGCCTGCCTCTAGAATGAACGCCGCATCAGCGGAGTCCAAAATACCCTTGGCAAATCTAGCCTCGCCACTCGCATCAATCTGATACGGAGAGAACACAGGGATTTGAAGCTCACCAGCAATAGTTTTCAGTGCAGTACTGACTACGATCTGATCTTTCCAATCGAAGCGATCTTCGGAAGTGTTAGTCTTCTTGATCTGGTTAACATAGTCAACGATGATTAGACCAACATTACCTAGCTTTCTGGTTCTCTTAATGATTTCAGCTTTTAACTTGGGTAGTGTAAGTACAGGATCATAGATAATATCTATCTGTACTGGATTTAAGTTCTCTTTCTGAATGGCTGCATGAAACTTATCGAAGTCTCTGTGCTTTTTATAGGTTTCTAGGTGAACATCGCCATTCTCATAGCGATCAGCCCACCATTCAGCTACCTTTAGCCATTCAAGATTGTCAAGCGTTCTATACTTGATTTTAGAGTGCGGTACACCTGCTCCGATAGCGCATTGACGCTGTAGAACTTCACGAGTAGGCATTTCGATGGTGAAGAATAGAACAGATTTATTGCGATTATAAACGGTATTTGCTAGGTTAGAACAGGTAATTGACTTACCAGACCCACGCTTACCGCCCATAAGAATATAATCTGAACTCTTAAACCGAACCTTGTTATCAAACTCCGCATTAAGGCCGAGCGGGATATACTCGGCAATCTCACTATCAGACTCAAATAGATTCATCTTCTGTAGATTGTCTTCGGTAGCCTTTAGTTCCACCTTATCCTCAATCCTAGAGATAATATCATATAGAGACTCTAAAGTTTCTTCTGCTGTCTCGAATGAGATAGAGTTTTCTACATACTTATGTAGCTGAAACAGGGTCTCTTTTTGTGTAAATTCATTCTTTAGATAGTCTAACAGAAGAAATGGTTCTGCATCTACCTCAACTGCTTCAATAGCATAGACCTTGTCTAGGGTAGGGGCATCTCTAACTGCCAGCTTAAGTTCTTCGATCGTTGGTAACTTATGATACGCATCAATTTGCTTATCAATAACGTCATAAATTACGTGATACTCACTAGGCAGATAGTGCCGTCTTAAGCTGGACCACGTATCAAAGTCTTCTGTTTCGAGAATCCTTTTGAAAAGTGCACTAGCGAGGTTCAAAGCTATCTCCTTAAAATAAGTTTAGCCGAAGCAGCAATTAAGCTGCTCCGGCTTTCACTTCAAAGAGAAAACTTAAGCAGCAGCCTTCTCTTTCTTAGCTGCACCGTCATAGTCAGCAGCCTTGAGGCCACGACGTGTTAGCATGGTCTTTACACCACGCTCGGTCTTGCCGATCTTTTCAGCAATCTGAGCAACTGAAAGGTTAGCTACGTCACCGATAGCTTCTAGTGGATCAGCTGCTGGACCCTTAACGTCGCGCTGCTTTGGCATTGCGTCGATTTCACCAGCGCGCTGTAGGCTTAGAGCCTTACCACGTACTGACTGAACTGACTTGCCTACTGCGTCAGCGATTTCTTCGACATACTTGCCGCTGCGGATTAGGCTAAGAACTAGCGCTTCTTCGTCAGCAGTGTATGACTTGGCATGCTCTACCTTTGGAGCTTCCTTAACGTGGCTGGTAAGTTCCATTGAAAGGATCTTGCCCTGAATAGCCTTGGCAGTGTAATCGCCTGGGAAGTTCTCAGCGATTTCAGCATAGGTGTAGTTACCGCTGTTGTCAAGAACGAACTCACGTAGTTCGGCAGTGACGTCATCAGAGAAGGCACGTGGAGCAGCTGATGCTAGCTCAACATCGTAGCCTAGCTTACGTAGCTTTGATGAAATTGAACGCGTGCTGGTTTCTAGCTCATCAGCTAGTTCAGCAACGGTTGAGCGGCTTACGGGGGACTCATCGCCAACGCCATCAACTAGTTGGGCGGTGCGTTCTTCGGTCCACTTTGGGGTAGTCATAATTTAATTATTCTCCATAATAAATTGGTTTAGGTCTGTAATAACAATAACGCCAGAGTCTCTGGCTTTCTGCGTTTTCGCGGTTTCTTTTCCGCTCTCATTTACTAGAATAGTCACATCCTTCGTTATGCTGGATTTGACCGTAAAACCTAGTCGTTCTAGTTCAACTTGTGCTTCCGCTTTGGTCTTAAAGCTGTTAAGCTTGCCAGTGATACAGACCACACCTTTATCAGTTTGACTAATAGCTTTGGTACTTCCGAAACTAAGGTCGTGTGGTAGGAATAAGTACCAGTCGTTATCATTTAGCCAATCAATAAGGCTTTCTGTGGCTTTCGGTCCGAGACCAGCTTCCGAACAAGACTGCTCTGTGATTGACTCAAGATCAGTACATACTTTCGATAGCTTGTCAGTGGCTGTTTTACCGATTAGCGGAATACCCAGAGCAGGTAGCACATCATTAAGTTGTTTAGACTTAGATTGCTCAATCTCATCAAACAGCTTAGCTGCTAACTTCTCTGAGTTTAAGCCCTCGGAAATATCCTCTAGGCTTAGGTTATAAATATCTAGCGGGCTAGATAGTTCCAATTTCTCGATTGCCGCAGGGCCAAGACCTTTAATCTTAAGCGTCGTTGCAAAATGCTCAACACGCTTACGACTCATAGATCCACACTCTGTATTGCGACAATAAAGAAGATCGTTAACAAGAACTAGAGAGCTGCTGCATGATGGACAATTTGTTGGAATGTTTATTTGCATATTATCTCTCTGCTCTTGATGAAGCCATTATACTCATAATAGGGGTCAAAGTCAAGAAGTATTTTTTCAAAGCTCATTTGGCACGCTGGCCAAGATCTCGGATAACTTATCAATTGAGAATAGCTCCGTATGACCACCAAAACGATGACTGTCATAGTACCTATGCTCAGACCATAGTTCGTGTAAATAATCTTCTAGATAGAACACTTCTTCCAAAGTTCCAGATACTATCTTCTGTATTCTAATATCATAACCCCTGAAGCCGGTAGATCTTTTGATTGCCGCCTTCCAATTGCGTCCCTTGGTTATTCCTATTTTAACGCACTCCCGCCTATTAGTAAGTTTATTTACTAATACAACAATATATAGTACGCCTTCTAGCTTAGCCTCTTCTGGATGATTCTGGAAGTATTTGGGGTTATAGATACCTTTAGACATCTAGCAACTTTTGTAGTGTGCTTAGAGGTTGGCCACCAACTAAGCGTTGGATTTCTTCTCCGTCTTCATCGACTAGGATCACTGTCGGTACGGACTGTACTTCATAATCCTCACGAATCTCCGGCATTTCGTCGATGTCTATATACTCTAGACGATCTT